GGACCCAGAATTTCAACCAAATGTTACGCATGGCAGTACAACGAAAAAAAGTAGATGGAGGAATCTTGTTCGTGAAGCGTTACACGCCAGATGGATTGCTCCCGTTTAAAATACAGACCATGGAACCGGACGAACTGGACGTTACACGCATGACGCCAAAGAATAAAAATAACCGCGTGGTGGGAGGAATTGAGTATAACTCATACAATAAACCAATCGGATATTTTTTCAGACAATATGAAATAGACGGATTTACGATGGCCGAACCTATATACGTGGAGGCCAAGGATGTCATTTTTTATTTTACCAAGCGCAGGCCGTCACAGATTCGAGAAATGTCAGATATGGCGCACACTACCACAAGAATTAGAGATACCAATGAATTCATGACAGCGGTATCTGTAAAAGAAAGAATCCTTTCTTGTCTGGCTGTTTTTATCAAGAAGGTTACACCGGCTGTATCACAGAATGGACGGGAAGCAATACGGGGAGAGGATGCAAAGAAAAAGAGCTACGAGGGAAAAATGATTACTCCTGGAATGATTCGGGAACTGAATGCAGGTGACGAGATACAGGTGGTCAATCCTTCAGGGCAGGCCACGGATGCGGAACGGTACACAAAAACACAGGAGCGACTTATGGGAGCCGGTAATGGAATCAGCTACGAAGCGGCAAGCCGTGATATGAGTCAGTCAACGTATAGCAGCGCCAGACAAGGAATGATAGAGGACGAAATGACTTACTACGAAGAAGTTGAGTGGATAATGGACATCATGTCTGAGGTTTACGAAACTTTTTTTATTTCTGCCGTATTAAAAGGGCTCATAAACATAAAAGATTTTTGGGAGAGCAAAGAACAATACCTGGAACATGAATGGATACGCCCTACGAAACAGTGGATTGACCCATTGAAGGAAGCGAATGCCACAAAAATTGCGCTTATGTCAGGGCAAAAGACATTCCCACAGGTGGCTGCTGAAAATGGAAATGACTGGAGAAAACAACTGGATGAAACAGCAGAGGCATTGAAATACGCCGAGGAAAAAGGAATTGATTTAGGGGGGATGATTTATGGAATTAAGACAAGCCAGAAATCCAACGGAAAAGTCGGGTAATGTTTTCCACAGGGAATTTATGGCAGCGGATTTTCGCGAAATGGAAGGGGAGGAAAGAAAGTTTAAACTCAGTTTCTCTTCGGAAGAGCCATACGATAGGTATTGGGGGAAAGAAATCTTAGACCATTCAGAGGGAGCAATTAAGTTAGACAGGATTTTAGCCGCTGGATGTGTGTTATTTAATCACAAGCGGGACTATGTGGCCGGAAAGATATTAACAGCATGGATCGAGGAGTCGAGAGGTTACGCAGAAATTGAATTTGATAAAGATGATCCATCGGAACTGATATACCAAAAAGTTAAAAACAAGACGTTACGTGGAGTATCAGTCGGATACATAGTGGGAAGCTGGGAGGAGGTAATGCCGGGAAAGACGTCTGGCGACGGGCGTTTTGTTGGCCCGTGTGATATTGCCCGGAGCTGGGAACCGTTTGAGATATCCATAGTATCATGCCCGGCTGACTATACAGTAGGTGTGGGGCGGGAGCTCACGGAAAACGCGCCGCCATACAAAGCCATGACGGGGCAGGATAGAAGAAGCCTGGAATGGTTTGAGCGGCAAATGAAACTTAACAAATATTA